ACGCCGCGATTGCTGTCAGCAATACCTACGGCCGCCGTATGTTCGTGATGGCCAGCACCGCCGGCATCACTGCTGAACAGACCTGGTCCGAGTACCTGGCCGAACAAAAAAAGATCACCAAGGACCTGGCGGCGCCGCGCGTCCTGGTCGTACCCCAGTTGCACGGCAATGACCTGGGCGTCCTGGCTGGGCGCCTGGCCAATGCAGCGGTCAGCATCGCTGACAGCCCCATGCGTGTGGCCACCGGCGCCGTATTGGCTTTGGGGAGCGTGCCCAAGGACAAAGAAGGCGTTCCCCTGCCATCCGCCATCCGATCGGAACTCGACAAGGCCCGGTTTTCGGTCTCGCAAACCTACTCCGATTACCCGGGCGTGTTCTGGGGTGACGGCAACATGCTCGATGCGCCGGCGAGTGACTTCCAGGTAGTCGAGTACCTGCGTTTGGCCGACAAGGCCGCCCGCCAGGTACGCCCGTTGCTAATCCTGCGCGTGGCCGATCGGCGTCTGAACAATTCGGCCAACAGCATGGCGGCCGCTATCAGCGCCTTTATGAAGCCGCTGCGCGTCATGGCCAAGTCCACGACCTTCGCTGGCCAGGTGTTCCCAGGCGAGATCGAATCCCCCAAAGACGGGGACATCCAGCTGGTCTGGCACACCAAAACCAAGGTCGAGGCGTACATCAAGATCAAGCCCCTCAATTGCCCGAAAGACCTGACGGCGAACATCGCCCTGGACCTTTCCAACGACGATTCGGAGTAATCCCCTATGTCCCGTATTGGCGGTAAAAACTTCGATATCAACCTGGGCGACCTGCAGATCCATATCGAAAGCTGCACCCTGGATATCACCGACAACACTGCCGTGGCGCAATCCCGGGGCGTGCCCAACGGGCATGTCGACGGCGACGTGGCGGCAAGCGGTGAATTCGAATTCGACACCAGCAACTTCAACCTGCTGATCGAGGCCGCCCGCACTGCCGGCAGCTTCCGCCAGTTGGAACCGTTCGACTCGGTGTTCTTCGCCAAGGCCGGCGACGAAGAGCTGCGCATTGAGGCCTTCGGCTGCAAGTTGAAGGTGTCCAGCCTGCTGAGCGTCGACCCGAAAGGCGGCGAGAAGTCCAAGCATAAGGTGCCTTTTGAGGTCACCAGCCCGGACTTTATCCGCGTCAACGGCGTGCCTTACCTGGCTGCGGCCGAGATCGAGGGGCTGCGCTGATGGGCGATTGGCTCGACGACGCAAAGAAGATTGAGGAGCTGGAGCGCGAGCGGTCGATTCAGGCCCAGCTCGCTCGCCAGCGCCCAAAGGGGCCAAGCCGGACTCACTGCCTTGACTGTGAAGAGCCGATCCCAGAAAAGCGTCGGGCAGCCCCTGGAATTATCCGCTGCACGCCGTGCCAATCCCTTATTGAGCAAGGACAGCGCCGATGACCGCACGCGCCAAGCCCAAAGGCACCCTGGAAAGCCGTTACGCCGTGCTTGAACACCGCGTCAGCGACCTGGAAGAACGCCATGAAACCGTGCCGACTCGCGTCACCCGGTTGGAAGGCGAATTCGAACACATGGCCGTGCAGCTCTCGGATCTGAATAACGGCCAGCGCGAGCTGACCGCCACCGTGTCTGACATCGGCACCAAGGTCACCCGCATGTTGGCGGTGCTGACGGTGCTGGGTGTGGTCGCGCAGATGGTCGGGCCGGCGCTGTTGCGGATCCTGTTCCCATGAGTCTGCGTAACAAGATCGCCGCCGGTGCCCTGGTGTTGGCCAGCGCGCCCTTTGTCGTCTTCCTGGGCCAGTGGGAAGGCGAAGGCCAGAACGTCGTCTATGCCGATCGCCTGGCCCGCGGCCTGCCAACGGTATGCAAGGGCATCACCCGTTACACCAGCCCGTACCCGTTGATCGTGGGTGACTACTGGTCGCCGGCGCGCTGCGCCGAGGTGGAGCAGCTGGTGGTCGAGAAAGGCCAACTGGCGCTGGCCGACTGCCTGACCAATCCGGCGATCGGGCAGAAGACCTTCGACGCCCTGAGCAGCCATGGCCACAACTTCGGTACACCCAGCACATGCGCCAGTCGTGCCGTTGGCCTGATCAATGCCGGCAAGATCGCCGAGGGCTGCAAGGCACTCGCCTGGGGCCCCGACGGCAAGAGCCCGGTGTGGTCGTCTGTCACCGACGCCCAGGGCCGCAAGCGTTTTGTACCAGGCCTGCACGCTCGCCGGCGCGCCGAAGCGGCCATGTGCGCGGAGGGTTTGTGATGCTGCGCGAGATCCTGTTTCCGCTGCTGCTGTGCGTGGCCGCATTTATCGGCTTCGACATCCTGGAGGGGCAACGCGACACCGCCCGCCTGGAGCGTGACAACGCCATGTTCGAAGTGGCGGGCCTGCGCGAAGCCGCCCGCATCAACGGCGAGATGCTGGCCGACCGTGACGCGATCGATCTTAAACGAACCCTGGAGCTGGACCATGAACGCGCTTCAAACCTTGAGCTGCGCCGGGCTGTTGACGATCACCGTCAGCGGCTGCGCGTCAACGCCACCTGCAGCCCCGCCGGCACCGAAAAAACCAGCGCCGGCAGCGTGGCTGATGCAGGCGCCGCCGAACTCGCTGCAGACGCTCGACCGGATTATTTCACCCTCAGAGATCAGCTTGCCCTCAGTAAGCAAATGATCTTGGGCCTGCAGGACTACGTCCACCAGGTGTGCCTGCGCTGACCTGAAAACCCCTTTAAACCAACCACCACAACGGATACGAATATGAGCCAGACCCAAGCCCGCGAAATCACCCTGGAAGTCGGTGAAAAGGAATTCACCTTCACCCTGTCGCCCCAGGACGTGACCAAGTACTTCAACGCCATGACCGCCAACAACAAGGTCGCGCCGTCTTTCAACCTGCTGAGCAGCACCGTGTTGCCAGCTGAAAAAGCCGGTCTGCGCGAGGTGTTGGCCAACCCGGTGATGACCATGCAAATCGCCGGCGCGCTCCTCGAAGAGTACGCACCCGACGTCGAGATCATCGTAAAAAAGCCCTTGAGCACGCTGACCGCCTGACCGAGGACGGGCTGGGCCAGTTGCTGGCCCTGACCAACCGTTGGCTACCCGGCGCCGAGCCCAGCATTGAAAACATGGGCACGGCCAAGTGGCTAGAAGACGAACACTGGAAACGCATGGAATTTGCCGTCGCAAACGGTATTGCCCATGCGTTGAACGGATAGGAACCACATGGCCGATCGTAGCGCCCGCTTGGACTTCATCCTGGCCCTGACCGACAAGGTTACCGCGCCCCTGGGCAAGGTGAAGATGGGCTTTTCCGAGCTGACCGAGCAAAGCGAAAAGAACATCAAGACCATGGGTATGGGCCTGGCCGGTGTGACGGGCGCGTTCGTCGGTATCAACGAGTCGCTGCAGCCTGCGCTGGAGATGAACCGCGCCCTGGGCGAGGTCAAATCCTTGGGCGTGGCCGAAGACGCGCTGACCGCGTTGAACCAAAAGGCCTTGGAGTTCTCGGTGAACTATGGCGAGAACGCCCGGGACTTTGTGGCGTCGGCCTACAGCATCGAAGGCGCGATCAAAGGCCTGACCGGCAGCCAGCTGGCCACCTTCACCAACACCAGCAACCTGCTGGCCAAGGCCACCAAATCCGACGCCGACACCATGGGCGCCTACGTGGGCACCATGTACAACCTGTTCAAAGGCCAGGCCGACGCCATGGGCAAGGGCGAATGGGTTGAAAAACTCGGCGGGCAGACGGCCCTGGCGGTGCAACTGTTCCGCACCGACGGCGCCCAGCTCAAGGACGCCTTTAAGGAAGTCGGCTCGATCGCCACCGCTGCCGGCGTCGATATCGCCGAGCAGTTCGCGGTGATCGGTTCGCTGAGCAGCACCATGGAAGGCGGCGACGCCGGTGGGCGCTACAAAGCGTTCTTCGAAAACATCGGCGCTGCGTCCGAAAAAATGGGCCTGAAGTTCACCGACTCCAATGGCAAAGCGCTGCCCATGCTGCAGATCATGGACAAGCTGCAGGGCAAGCTGGGCGACCTCACCAGTGCGTCGGCCAGCGCCAAGCTGATGGACGCATTTGGCGGGGAAGGTGCCCAGGTGATCGGTTCCCTGGCCAAGGACACCGACCGCCTGCGCAACGGCATGGATAAGTTGGGCAAAGTGCGCGGCCTTGAGGATGCCGAGAATATGGCCAAGGCCATGGTCGACCCGTGGCAACAGTTTGGCGCTGCAGTCGAGGCGCTGCGCATTGCCTTCGGCCAGGCGTTGATCCCAATCCTGACCCCGTTGATGGCCAAACTGTCGGGCATTGCCGGCACCATGACCCGTTGGACTCAGATGTTCCCCAACATCACCCGGGTGATCGGCATCGTCACGCTGACGATCTTGGCCCTGATTGCCGCCATGTCCCTGCTGACCTTCGCCATCGGCGCCGGCCGTATGGTCTGGCTGGCCATGGTCACCGTCTGGAAGGTGGTGCAGTTGATGGGCCTGCGCACAGCTGCCGTGTTCGTGCTGCAGAAGCTGATCATGCTGACCTATATCACCGTGGTGTACGGGCTTTCCGCCGCCCTGGGCGTGGTTCGCGGGGTGATGCTGATGTGGCAGGGCGCGATCTGGCTGGTCAACGCCGCGCTGCTGGCCAACCCGGTCGCCTGGATTGTTATCGGCGTTCTGGCCCTGGTCGCGGCGGTGGTCGCCGCCGTTGTGTACTGGGACGAGTGGACGGCCGCGCTGATGAACAGCGAGGCGTTCAAGTGGGTCAGCGACCAACTGAGCGCGTTGTCGGAGTGGTTCGCCTCGATGGGCGGCTGGTCCGGGATGGCCAAGGCCGCATGGGACGGCATCGTCGCGATTTTTCACACGGCGATCAATGGCCTGATCGAGATGCTGAACAAGATCCCTGGCGTCGACATTGAAACGCGCTTCGGCGCCATGCCCGAGGTGCCCGGCACCGACATCGGCGTGAACACCATGGATAGCGCTGCAGCGGCCCAGCGCGCGCAGCAGACCATCAACGCGGCCATTCCAAGCCTGTCGCCGGCGCGGCCTAACGCGGTGCCCCAGGGCGGCCTGCTGACCAGCATCCAGAACAACAACAGTAGCCAGAACAAGGGCACCCACGTGGAAAACCTGAACATCAACACCGCCAAGCCAATGACCCCGTTGGAGCTGGAAAACATGATGGCCATGTCGGTGGGCGGATGAGCGAATACATCGATCTGCTGATTGTAGGCAACGACCTGGTGCTGGACCCGTCGCGTCAGCCGCTGCTGATTGATGACCGGGCCAGCATCGCCCAGGACATCGCCCACATGATCCGCGACAGCGGCCTGCTGGTCACCCTGGTGGCCGAGCGCGATCGGCTCAAGCAACGCGACTGCATCCAGCAACTGGAGCTGCTGGTGGAGGCCGACGAGCGCCTGGTACCGGGCACGGCGCAGATCACCCAGCTGCAGCCCGGCCAGTACCAGGTCACGGCGACAACCCTGAAATT